TGGGTTTACATCACCTGGGAAGATCCCCACCCTCAGTCGTCCTGACTGAGCAAATGCTGAGATCACCTCGATCTCGTATTCCATGGGGCCTCTCCATAGTTCGAACCTCTCTCCGAGGGCGCCTATGAAGTCAACATCCTTATACGTTAAGTCATCGGATGTTATGGCCTGTGCGTTTCTGGGTGAAACTTTAACCGATGCTAGGACTTTCCCAGGAAAGTCCACGGCATCTGGGAACCAGTTGTGAACTGACTGCAAACACTTTTGTGCGCAGAGGTACTCTATAGACATTTCGTCCTCCTCAGTAAAACCGAGTTGATTTGTGTACCCTGCATTGTGTTCTTGGTCAAATCCACAAATGATCCCGTTATCACGGGCCCTAGCCAAGAGCCAAGTCGCGGTTGGAATTTGCGACAAGGTTTCTGGGGGTGAAATGTTGGTCGGTTTGGCTAAACCGAACCAACTCCCAATTGTAGAGATAGTGCTTGCGATTGGGCCAACAACTGGTAAACCAGCTACGGACCTGCTCACATTCACTACACTCTGTGCAATACTCTTTGCTGTGTTAAACTTCGAATACAGTTTGTCTTCCATACCAATTCCAGCGGATGCTAGATGGTAAGGTACTTGGAGGTCGGGTGCCACCAAACGGGCGAAGACAGAACAACTAATCGAAGTGTTACCTAACAAAGGGTTAATGCAGTGGAGCGTTACCAACGCGATTTCTTGGGGGTTAGCCAGGTCGATCGCTTTATACCAGTGCCGATATGGTATACGTAGGATCTGCTCCTTGTTTGGTGCTACTTGCACCATGGCTCCTTGATAGCCAGTGATGGATTGCAATGAAAGTTTTTGATACTTATTCATGCCAAAGTCTGTTGAACCTACGGGATCTATACCCATATACATGGATCCAACGTCGAATTTGGTGGCATTAGTAAGCAACTTGACTTCCATATCGCACTTCACGTATCGGTAATATGAAGTACGTGCCTTGATGAATGGCAGGTTCAGAATGTCACCAGGAAGTGACACCGAGGTTAGCAAATCGCCTGTGTTAGCGTTTGCCAAGAAACTAAAGTCTTTGATCTTCGTAAAGCGTTCTAACGAACTTTGGATATCGTTAGCTGGAGACACCAGCGCTTTACGGTGGGTCAAATTCTCAACAATTTCAGCCTCAGCGTCGTC